TGACGGTAGCTACAAAAGTAACTATTTATTAAGCGCTTTCGCGATCAATTGTGTTTTTTCGTTGAATGGGACTTGTCCCACACCACTTAAAAGACCTACTCATTCGGTCTAAGTGAACCTCGATGGCCGACATGTGACGACCTGAGGTTTTCTAAATGTTGGGATCTCCAACAACCACCTCGGCACACCAAGGTTGGCAATTCTTTTTAAGCTATAAGTTAGCTAAGGTTGTATGAACCTTCCTTAAATAAGGACTATATTGCATAGGAATATGATGAATCTACAGGAACTGATTGTAATGATTGTGGTAACCAACACACAGGGGGTCCTACATAACCCCAAAGTCTAGCGTCATCCGATGCAGCATATGAAATGTTAAAATTTGATGCTGTGCTACCAGTATTTCTAACTGTATAAGTGGGAACTGTTCCGCAAAAATTTGTGCCAGCGACAACTGGTGAATTTATCATATTTATGTTAGCAGACGCAAACGTCTGATTGAGTGGCATGCGAACTACCTTCTGAAAAGAAGGAACTTTGGCATGCAAAGATCCAGAGGTGGATGACGTTATGACTCTTGGCTTTGAGGACGACTGTCTCCTTCTAATGTCAGAAAAACTATTAGCCGAAGTAACTCCTCCACCTTCCACTTGCTCCACTGAAACATCTATAGATGTATCTGAGCCTGTTGAATATATGTGATAACTAGTAGCCCCAGAACCAAAAGAGTACATACGTGAAATAACATGTTGGACAGCCATAGAAAAGGGGGCGCTAGCAGTGGGTGGAAATGGAACAACGTTAGCAATAAGAGGCGTGTACCAATACCTAGGTAAAACTGCCTTAAAACCATCATTTGTGCCAGATGGGTTTAATATAGCTGTCCTTGTTGGTATCATAAGCAATTGCTTGAGCGATGTAAACATTTCACCCATTGTATAAGCTGAATCATCAGTAATACCAGATTGAAAGACTACAGCTGCTTGGGCCCCTCCACCTGTTGCTGGAGCTAAACCAGAGCCCATATATGCTGCCAATTGGAAATCATGGGCAGCTACTTCTACCATATATGGAACCAAAGTTGTTGTTTCACCTGATGCTATTAACCTATCAACAACCGTGAGAGTGACCCCTCCTGATGAGCCAAATGTGGAAATCCATGGTCTCGCTGAAACGTAAGGAACAGTAAACTCAAAAGTGTTAGAATCGCGTAAATCAAACACGGTACTATATTGAAATGGCTGTGGACTAGTTCCAGTGATCTCTAAAGATGGAACAAAATTGGAAGCGGCCAAAGGTACTGTAACATCATTGGTTGTAGGAACATAAGCTGCTATAACTCGC